AATATATGTAGATATGGAAAAACATAGTGAGAAAATTATTGAAGATGAAGATAAAGCAAATGAGAGATATTTAGATTTTGTTTCAAAAACATTTGAAAATATGTTAAAATCTAAACATATAATATATACAAATTTATTAAAAATAAGGTTTAAAGATTTATTAAGTTTTACTTTTATTAATAAAGATAATCATATAATTGAGCATAAATATGTACTAGAAAGAGTGGATGATTAATGACAATAGTAAATAGTTTTATATTAGGTTTTATTATTGGTTTATTTGCTGGAGTATCTTTTATGTGTATGTTTCAAATATTTAAATAGTAACTTTATTTCATAGTTACTATAGAGGATGTAATAAAGCTGATAATTATTATATCTTCTATAGTACCTATGAGGTACTAGAAAGAAGGAAATAAAATGAAAAATGAAGAAAAAGAAAAAAATATTATAGAAGGAGAAATTGAATCTAATGAAATTGTTAGTGTAACTGATAAAAACTATTTAATTAATGATGTATCTAATTTAAATAATACACATGGCTCTAAAAAGTATATGTACACTACACTAAAAGATAAGAAAACTATTTTTAATTTAGATAGTGAAGTTGATTATAAAATTAATGATTTTGTTGGAAAAGAGATTGAAATTGCAGATGTTTTGGTAAAAGTATTTGAAAGAGAAGAAAAAAATTTTGATGATGAAACAGGTGAGATTTTAAATACTTATAAATATTCTAAAGTAACTATTATTATTGATAAAGAAGGTAAAAGTTATGTTACAGGCTCTAAAATGTTTACAAATCAAATGATTGATTTAATTAATGGATTTGGAGAAGATGTAAAAGGAACTAAAATAAAAATTATTAATAGAAAAATAAAAGATAGTGATAATAAAGCATTAGGTTTTGTTATAGTTTAATAAAAAAATTAAAAATTAATTGTGGCTATTCATGAGCATCTCCACTTTATTTTTGTATAGTAAACTCCTATAAACTTTATTAGTTATATTTTCTGCAGGTTTGGTAATTAATGAGTTTAGCAGAAAAATTATATGCTATAATATAATAGGAAAGGAGAATCGTTATGAGGATTAAGGATTATATAGTATTTTTAAGTGGAACTATATTATCTATTTTGTCCAGTTTATTTGGCGAATATGATACAGCCTTAAAAACTCTTGTTTTATTTGTTGTAATTGATTACATAACAGGAACATTATCAGCTATTTATAATGGTAAAAATTTGTCAAGTAAAAGAGGATTACAGGGATTAATAAAGAAATTTTTATATTTTTGTATAGTGGCTGTATCATTTCAAATAGATAAATTACTTATGTTAAATGGTACTATTAGATATATGGCAATATATAGTTTAATAGCAAATGATGGCTTATCTATAATAGAAAATGCTGGAGAAATAGGTATTCCACTTCCTAAAGTACTTGTAAAAAGTCTTGAAGTAATAAAAGAAAAAGGAGAAACTGAATAATGATAAATAGAGAAAAAATATATAATTATTTGGTAAATAAAGGATTAAATAAGGCTAGTATATGTGGTATTTTATCAAATATATATTATGAATCAAATTATGAACCATGTGCAGTGGGTGATAATGGAACATCTTTTGGATTATGTCAATGGAGATTAACTAGAAGAGAAAAATTAAATAATTATGCTAATAAAAGAGCTGTTTCTAATGGAGATATTTCAATACAACTTGATTTTATGTTAGATGAGTTATCACATTCATTTCCTGTTATAAATACACTTATTTTTAATAATGCTGGAACTATAAATGATGCATATAATGTAGCTGATGCTTTTTGTAAATATTATGAAATACCAGCTGATAAAATAAATAAAGGAATTGAAAGAGGTAATTATGCTAGAAAATTATATATGCAATATACTAATGATATTAATTTAAATAAGTACACTAATAAAGAACTAGCTACAATGGTAATTGAAGGTAAATTTGGAAATGGTGAAGAAAGAAGGCAAAAACTAGGTAATAGATATAATAGTGTACAAAAAATAGTAAATGAAACTTTAAATCCTAAAAAATCAGCTTTAACAGATGATATAAATGAACTTGCTAACTCTGTTATAAGAGGAGATTATGGAAATGGAGAAGAAAGAAGGCAAAAACTAGGAAATCTATATTCAATAGTACAAAAGAAAGTAAATGAATTATTAGGTAAATAATGGCTGTAGTAAATCCAAGAATAGCACCTTTTATAAATGTAACTTTCTGGGTAACTTCTGTTTGGTGGGAACTTCCTAGAAATCATAGAGGATTAGATATAGCAACGGCTACTGCAGGTGGCTCTGTTCCAATTTATTCTATGTGTAATGGTACTGTTATTAGAAGTGAAGTATCAGGTAGTTTAACTGAAAAAGTAGGTTATGGAAATGTAGTAATTATTGAAGATGATACTACACACATGGGTTTTCTTTTTGCTCATTTAGATAGAAGAGATGTACAACTTGGAGACCATGTAGTAATAGGACAGCAGATAGGTATGGAAGGTGAAACAGGGGAAGCCTATGGGATGCATCTTCACCTAGAAATGCAAGATTTAACTAATCATGAATGGATGTATAGAGCAGAAAAAGAAGTTTATACTAATCCAGCTGAATGGATGGGTATTCCTAATGTTGAAGGAACAGAGTGCTATTATGATGGTGTTCCTATTCCTCCACCTACTCCAACTATTACTGTTAAAAAACATAGATTTCCATGGGTACTTTATGCTAAAAAATTTAGAAATAGATATTGACTTAATATCTATTTTTAAATAAAATGTAACATAGAAAAGAGGTGAAAAAGTGGCAAAATTATCTAAAGAAGAGTTAATTGCAAAAGTAAATGAATATGAACTTCCTGAAGATGTTAAAATTAGTTTAATGGAAGATATTACAGATTCTTTTGGTGAAGAAGTTGAAACTGTTTCTAAAGAAGAGTTTGAAGAAATTACAGGAAAATATGAAGAACTTTTAACAAAATATAAAGAAAGATTTTTGGATTCTAAAGAAGAAAAAGAAGAGAATATTGAAAAAGATGATAAAGAATATGAAGAGAAAGAAGTCATTGATGTAAAAGAAATTTAAATGAAAGGAAGTGATTTTTAATGGCTTTGAGAAGTGGTGTTTTAAATGTACATAGTGATAGTGAACTTTTATCATATATTATTAATGTAACACCAGAATTATCTACTGAAATTGATTTGCCTGTACAGGGAGAAAGTATAAAACCTATAGGTAAATTAATTATTAATAATGAAAGATATAAAAACGCATTTTTAAATACAATTAATTTAATTGGATTAACTATTATTAAAAGAAATGGATGGGAAAATCCATGGGATGAATTTACTAATAGAGGAACTTTAAGATTTGGGCAACAAATAAGAGAACTAATTACTGATTTAGCTAATGTATATGATTATAATCAAAATGCTTTAGATGTAACAAAATTTTTACAAAATGAAGTTCCTAATGTTTATAATTATATTCATGAAGTTAATTTTCAAAAATTTTATGCTACTACTACAAGTGATGAACAGATGGCTATGGCTTTTGATAGTGAGGGTGGCTTATTTGATTTAGTTGAACAAATAACAGCAAGTCTATATGAATCATGGAAATATGATAAATATATTGTTGATAAATATATGTTATGTAGAAGAATTATTGATGGTACAGTTCCAGCTCAGTATATTGATGGATTTAATACTATGAGTACTAGAGAAAGAGTTAGTGCTATTAAAAATGTTAGTAGTTTGATGACTTTTAGAAGTGCTAATTATAATCCTGCAGGAATTAGAAAAGCAGTATCATTTGATGACCAGATTATGATATTAAATACTGATTTTCAAGCTAAACTTTCAACAGAAGTGTTAGCTACTAGTTTCTTTAGAAATGATGCTGAAATGAAATCAAGACTAGCTTTAGTTGATGGATTTGGTAATCATGATACAGAAAGACTTTCTTTATTATTGGAAGATGCTTATGTTCCATTTACTGAAGCTGAATTAACAGCTTTATCAAAAGTTCCAGCTGTAATTATTTCTCGTGAATGGTTTATGGATTATTTATATACTTTAGATAATGCTACTGATTCATTAAAACAGACAGACTTTTATAATCCTACAACTTTAAAAAGAAATATATTCTTGCATGTGTGGGCTGTTATGTCAACTTCACCATTTGAGCCATGTGCAGTATTTAGTTTAGATGTTCCTAGTGTTACTAGTGTTAGTATTTCACCATCAACAGCTACTGTAACAGCAGGACAAACATTACAATTATCAAGTGAAGTTGTTACTACAGGTTTTGCAAATAAGGCAGTAGTTTATAGTGTTGATAGTGGTGAGGGTGTTACAGTAAATCAAGAGGGATTAGTAACTATTCCAAGTGATTTTTCTGGAGAAACTGCTGTTATTAAGGCTACAAGTATTTATGATTCTACTAAGTCTGCAACTGCAACTATAACAGTAGCATAATTAGAGAAAGTATAATAAATACTTTCTCTTTTCTTAATATAGAAAAGAGGTGAATAGATGAGAAGAAAAATAATAAATTCACAGCTTTGTAATTTAAGTACTTATGAAATGTATAAAAGAGAATTTATAAGTTTAGCTGAAAATGTTTTTATTTTTAGAAATGTTCCCAAGTTTATTGATATGTCTTATATAAATAAAAAATTATTAAGAAGTGGAGCCATTGCTTTCTTTTATGAAGATGTACTTAAAACTTTAGTTGCACTTCCTTTTATTAATATTGGTAATCTTGATATATATGGCAGACCTAAAAAAATACAAGTAATAGGATTAAATGGCTATAATAGAATATTAAGTAAAGATGAATTTATAATAATGTATGATAATAATTCAAGAATTCCTTTATGGATTGATATTTTACAATATGCTGAAAGATATGCAATGATTACTCGTACAATTGATATAAATATAATACAGCAAAGGACACCTCGTGTTTGGAAAGTTCCAGCAGGACAAGAAAAAACTTTTAAAGATATGATTAATAATGTTGATGCTATGGTTGAAAATGTAGCAACATATTCCTCTATGTCTATTGATGATATTACTTGTATATTAGAGCCAGCTCCTTATGTTGCTGATAAATTAGAAGAATCTAAAAATAAAATATATGCTGAATTTTTACAATTAATAGGTATTGCTAATTTACAGGAACAGAAAAAAGAAAGAATGATTAAAGATGAAATGATAGCTACTTTAGGTGGTACAGTAGCATCAAGATATAATAGATTTGAACCTCGTAAAAAAGCAGTAGAAGAAATCAATAAAAAATTTGGTGAATTTTTAGATAAGCCTATTGAAGTATATTATTATGATGGTGTTCCTACTTCAAGTGAAGATGATATTGAAAGTGAAGGTGATGTAAATGAACTTCCGTTTGATGTTTCCAAGTCTGCCGAATGATATAGCAGAACCACCTACAATATATAGTTTATTACAATCTATCGTAAATTTTGATAATGATAATCCTGTTAAAATTAAAAATTTAGCAAAAGAAGGAAGAGGAACAATATTTGATTTTGATTACCCATTAAGTAGTAATATTGATAAAGAAGATTTTGAATGTATGATACTTAATAAATTTTTAATGAGAAGAATAGGTTATGAAACTTTAACAGCTTTTAAAATAGCTTTAAATGTAAAACTTAATGAAATTATGCCTAATTATAATAAATTATTTGATGCAATAGAAGAATGGAATATTTTTAATGATGGAGAGATTGAAACAAGAACAAATGAAGAAACTAATACAAGTACTTCAAGTACATCTTCAACAAATACAGGAACAGAAGATTTAAGATATTCTAACACACCACAGAATAGAATTAATGATGTAAAAAATGGTAATTATGTAACAGATTATAATTTTAATACTACTGATACTAGTGGTACTGTTGAAGGTGAAATAAATGGTACTAATAATTTAGAGGAAACGATTACAAGAACTCCATCTAATAAAATAGAAATATATAAAAATTTTATTGAATCTAAAAAAGATATATATACTATGATTTTTAATGATTTAGATTGCTTATTCTATGGATTAGTTTAGAAAGGATGTGAAATAGATGAGTATAAATAATGTAGAAATACCTGATGTTCCAGAAAAAGAAAATTATGCTAATTATAAATATAAGTTAAGCCCATTTAAATTGCAGGTACTACAAAATTTTCCTTATATAGAGGCTGATTTTGATGCCATTACTAACTATCAATTATTATGTAAAGTAGTAGATTATTTAAATCAAGTAATAGATAACATGAATACTACAGAAAGTATAGTACAAACACAAATTGAAAATATAGATGCTTTATATAATGCTTATGTTGAACTTCATGATTATGTTGATACTTATTTTAAGAATTTAGATGTACAAGATGAAATTAATAATAAATTAGATGAAATGGCTGAAGATGGCTCTCTCACTACTTTAATAGGTAATTATGTTGACCCTATTCAAGATGCATTTGAAGAAGAAATTAATGGACAAATGACAACTTTTCAAAATACTATTAATACACAAATATCAAATATTAACAATAAAGTAACAAGTGCTGTTGATATTAACCCACTTATAGCATCATCTGTTGCAGGGATGACAGAGACAGATAGAATCTATGTAAATACAACAGATGGAAAATGGTATTATTATAATGGTACTACTTGGGAAATTGGTGGAACATATCAGGGAACTGAATTATCAGCTAATGCAGTATCATATAATAATATTACTGATATTTTAAAAGGTGTTAATTTAATAGAAGAATTAAATCCTAGTGATTTAATATGGATTCAGGGATTTAATAGATATATGGGTAACTTGATAACAGGAGCAGACCAGACAACAAGCCAATGTTTTAAAGTAGCAAAAGGGAGTTCTATTACCTTAAATGATACATCACTTCAAGTTAGATATAGTTTTTATAATATTGATGGTACTTATATTACTAATACAGGTAATTTTAGAAACATACCTAGTTATAATATTACAGCAGATTGTTATTGCTCTATTAGTTATAATGGTGTATATGATGAAAATACAATTAATTTATTTACTATTAAAGCTCTTAAAAATAATGTATGTAAATTAAGTTTCCATAGTTATAGTGGCTATACAGCTCGTTTTGAAAGTGATACTATATATTTACAAAAAGGTGATATTGTTCGTTCAGTTGATTTTAATAAAATTCAAAATAACGGTACATATTCAGGTCCATTATTTTATATAGGAATTAATAAGTATGGATTAGATAAAGAAAGTCATAATTATGTAAATTATGGACAAAATAGTAACTACCAATCTACTGATATAGTAATAGAAGAAGATGGTTATTATAAACTATATATTAGAATAGCTGGTGATAAATCATTAACAGAAGATAAATATAATGATTTAGCTAATACTGTTGAAATTATAAAAAATGATAATTTACAAAATAATTTTATTGATAATAGTTATTATAGAGTATATATCTCTAATAATGGAAAAGTAGAAATAATAGAATATACAGGTGGATTTATACTATTTAGACTTTTAAAAGAAAATGATGAGATTATAGTTAAAAAAGGAACATCTACTATTAACTATATTTCATTTACTAATTTACTAGCTATGTTTCCAAACAATCAAGAAGTTTATAATGGACATACTTATTTAAAACTAGGTGAATATAGGGCTTTATATTTAGATGCATTTTCTAATGAATTTAAGATAAATAATTTAAATAGTACTAAAATTGGTAGTGAAAATGTTGTTTTACTTGCTAATGGATTTGGAAATGTTTTAAACAGTGAATTATTAATCATTTATTTAAAAAATATGCAGGGAGCAGAAAACATCTTTAATTCAGCTGATTATATAACTACTACACCATGGGTAACAAAATCTCGTGAATTTTCAACTCTTTTAAATACTACAAGTAAAAATATAGAAACATATACATTCTTTACTGACCCTCATCTTATGGGATTTGGAAGTGATGACTATTCAACTAATTTACAAAAATATGTAGGAACTCTTCAAAAGGTATATAATTCAACTCCTATGAACTTTATAGTAGGTGGAGGGGATTGGCTTAATAATGGTGATACTCCAGCAAATGCTTGTTTTAAATTAGGTTATATTGATGGATTTATGAATAGTATGTTCCATGATTATCATGCACTAGTAGGTAATCATGATACAAATTATCAGGGTACAGAAATTTTATCACAAACAGCTATTGATAATTTATGGTATAGAGAAGGTAAAAAAGCTTATTATAAATTTAATGGTAAAAACTCTATTAATTATTGTTTAGATACTGGTATTGATAGTGATAATACAATGACTACTTATAGATGGGAACAGGTAAACTGGCTAGCAAGTGAACTATTAAATGATAATCCTACTCATTCTACTGTTTATATGCATATTGTTTGGAATAATGATGTAGTACAAAATATGGCTGATAATGTTACAAAACTAATAAATGCCTTTAATAATCATACATCTATTACTTTAAATAATACTTTATATGACTTTACTAATACAACAGGACATATTGATTATGTTATGTGTGGACATATTCATGATGATAAATCAGGTACTATTAATAATGTTTTATGTATTGCTACTACTACATTTGGTTATAATCAAAATCAGCCTACTTTTGATATGATAATTAATGATTATGACAATCATCTAGTTAAATTAATTAGGTATGGTAATGGTGATAATAGAGAATTTACAATATAAAAAGAAGAATTTTAAATTCTTCTTTTTCTTATAAACTATTATTTAAATTATAATTACCTATATTTGCATGATTATGCCATATTGTAACACCATTTTGACAAGCTCTATTAATAACATCCATATAACTATCAGGAACTTGTCCATACCCTATTTTTTCACCTGTTGCAATCTGTACATAATTCCAAGTAGGGCGACCTGTAATATTAGGAACTTTTAAACTATTTACTGTGTAGCCATATCTTGTAAAATAAGAATCTATCATTCTAGCGAACTCTTGCCTGATACTCATTTTATAAAAATGAAAATTATTTTTATTAGATGATGTTATAACATCTCCTGCATTTAAATTGCCTCTAGCTTGTGGTGGAATTAAAGAGTGCTGTTTTTTAGCTATCATAGATTGAGCTACTGATATACCTGTATTTGCTATAGAGCTAATTCCACCTATTACATTTCCAGTAGCTATAGCCCCTGCTACTCCTAAAGCTCCATTTGTAACAGATGATGCAATATTCAAGTCATCAGTAGTCATTGTAACACCTGCTACATTTACAGAATTTTGAGTTAGCCAATTTGTGTACATATCAACAGGGTATGAACAAATAGGAAGTTTACCCATATTAATAGCCTCTTCATCATATTCAGCTACTCCTTTATAGTTTAGTGGTGTCATTCTAATGGAGCATCCTGGAGTTATTGCCATGTTAATTTTAAAATTACATGCTGTAGTACTAAAATCTTCATAATGTAAAATACTACTCATACCATTATTATTAGATACTACTAAATAGTTATAAGGGTAGCATAGTAATTTTTTGTTAACTGGAGAATACCCATTTAAAGTAGTCATTTTTGAAATTGAATTATTGTATGTTGCTGGTGTATTTGATTGAACTACCGAATTAGAGTACTCTGTGGAGCCTTCTCCATATATACTAGCTAGTCTTGTAGGAACCATAAATAAACCTGTAATTCCATCACTTTGTCCTTCATTTGCAACTTCATTTAAAATACCGTTTATTACTGTTGGTGTATCATATCTATAATAATTAACTCCAGAGTAAATTCCATTATATCTTTTACCTACTGCCATAGCAAATTTTCCACTAGGTAATATATTATTAAAATCTAATGTAGCTGATATAACATAAGTTAATTCACTCATAATATCATCCATAGCATCATCTATTATATGAGCATTACAAATATATTCTCCTGTTTCTAATCCTTCTAATACAGTATGTTCACCTATATTATCACTATTAACATGCTCTTTTATTACATAACAAGTAGATGCACTCCAATAAGAAAACCATGTACTCCATGCATCTATAGTGTAATAAATCTCTGTATTATTATTACCTCTATATACAACCCTATCAATCCATGCAAAAAACCATTTACCAGAATAATCAGTATTTTGAAATGCCATATAATTAGAGGAAAGACATGTATTATAGTTAAAATCTGTTTGTATTGAGCCTGTATCTCTTATAAAACTATAAGTATTAGATTCTGCTGTTTTATTTTGATTAATTAGATTTACCATATCAGCTTCACTATAATTAATTACATTTTTATACTCTCTATCTAATTTTATATTATGAGCAAGTATTATTTTACTGTTCATCCTTATCATACTTCCTTTCTATCTCTTTAATTACTATTGCTATCGCATAAAATAATTCACTTTTATTTACCTTATCTAATGATATATTATTAATTAAAACATTTTGCACTTGTCTTAACACATAGATAGCACTTCCTAATTTCATAATAACCTACTTTCTAATCAAAAAATCAATGGCACTTTTAAAATCTGTTCCTGTTAAATCATCACTATATACTATCATTGATTCCCTAAAAGTATTATATAATAATTTTTCTATTCTGTCATTTTTAAAAGTTAATTTATAAATATCTTTTTGATAATAAGGGCTAGTAGATACTTCATCAGTAAAAATTAATAAATCCTTCTTAAATTCTCCATTTTCATAAGGAAATATAAACCATACATTATTAGTATAATCTTTCTTATCTTGTAATAATTCACCTAAAAATTTAAAACCCTGATATAAAAAACCTATTCTAAAAAGTATATTATAATCTTTTTTAGATTTTGGTAAATGAGGTTGAGGTTTACTTTGCCAGTTTCCCTTATCTATCATAGACTTAGCACTACCTATTGCCATAGTTTTTCCACCACTTGATTTGCAGTACTCTATAGCAATTTTTACATCATTTTCTTCATTATGAAAAATTATATCTGTAATTTCACCCTGGCGCAAATTCTTTACTATTTTCATTAAGCCCCAATCTTTTAAATATGGAGTTACCTTTGATATAGTATTTCCAATACAAAATAATTTTGTAGTTCCTCTTTTTCTATCTACTGTATTATAAAAAATCATAAGTCTTGAAGGCTCATCCTTAATATAGCAACCTCTTTCAAAGAATTCTTCAAATATAATAGTATCTACATCCAAAAAAGATGCACTTGACATGTGCTGTTCTGTAGATAAAGCTATAACATAACCAATAGCCTCATCTTTAGATATATTACCTTTTTTCTCATTATAATTACCAAAATATAATACTTTTCTATATACAGTTATAAATTCATATTTACCATTTGTTAATTCTTTTACATTTACATCTTTAAAATACTGTTCTATCCATAAATTAGTAATATCAGCGTTCCATCTTCTCATTAAAATAAATTTGCACCCTGTATTTATATAATGTTTTATAGCTAGTTCATGCTTTACTTGATAACTTTTACCATTAGATTTTTCACCATAAATTATATTAATATTAGCATCTTTCTTTAATATATTTGATATATCATAATATCTTTGTATTTTACTCATCTATATCATCCTTATATAAATTAATAATTTCCTTATCAAGTTCATTTTTTACTTTATCATAACATATTCTTGATGCTCTTCCATTTAATATATTATAATAATTTACTTTAATTCTTTTACATATATATTTTAATTTTATCTTTCTAAATTTACTTATAAAAACCTTTGAATCCATCTATTAACATCCTTCCTTATATACTGAATATTTACTATGCTTATCAGTTATCAATTCCATATAGTCCATACTTTTACCTAGTTCATATTCACATGGTAATAAACAGGCTCCTGATTTATCTTTTACTATGCATATATTTCCTAAATAATCTGTCATTTCTACACTTATTTGATTATCATTATATTCAATAAAATGTTTATCTGTATATTCATAATGAAAAACAAAATTATCTCTAAAATCATTTAAATCCTTAAGTTCTTCTGCTCCTTTTTTAGGTACTCCTGCTACTGTAATATGTATTTTATTATCAGTATCTTTATATGCATACTTTTTTGCTCCCTGTGTGATAAATTCTAAATAAAAAGCATCTTTTTCAAATACACCTAAAGGATGAGGTTTATTATTAATATCTAAAGGACTAAATTTTTCATACGGAATATTTAACACTTCACTAGTAAATTTTAATCTTTTCTTGACTTTTTCATTATATGAATTTATAATAGTTTCATCAAAACCAGGAAGTAATTTAATAGAATCAGTATCAGCATAAATTGACCATTTATCTAATTTTATGATATTTCTTATTAAATTATTTCTTGCTATAGAAGTAACCCATACACCCCATGAAAAAGATTGAAAACCAATCTTTTTTTCTTTATTAAGTAACTCTATTATTTCATTATTTGATAATTCTTCTTCTTTCCAGCCTTCTTCATATATCACCTTATCTGCTATAGTTCTTGTAACACTCATACCATATAATGAATTGAATTTTGCTTTTTCTAAATTATAAATAAGTTCTTTTTCCTTTATTCCCTTATACTTTGTTTTAATTACATACTTATCTAAAACAAATAAAATAAAATCTTTAGGTAAATAATTATATAAGCTATAATAACTTTCTATAATATCATAATGAGATATATTATAAGTATCTTTTATTAGTCTTAAATCAATATCAGTTAAAACTATTTCTATCATTTCTGCCTTTATAATTCTACCATTATCATATACACCTTTTAATATCTTTTTGCATCTGGATGCACTTAAAAAATTATTATCATATTTACTACTTATATTATATAAAACTATATGTACTATATAAGCAAAACTTTTCATCATTTTATCAATACTTTTTAAATGACATTTTTTAAATTCATTCATAGGAAATTTATAAGTTGTCATTACATAAGGGTAGGATGAAGTAAAATCAAAAGAAGTTATATTTTTTACAATAACATCACTATAAATATAATTAGCATGTGTATAACCGCCCATAAAACAATCATTAAGTAAATTATAAATATGAGGATTCACATTAATACTTTTAGATACTTTTCTTCTATAATTATAATTTTTAAGTACTTTTTCTCTTAATTCTCTTCTAACTCTACCTGTAGAAGTTAATGGTAATTTATCTAAACTTTTATATTGTGTTAACATAAATTTTATATATTCATATAATACTAAACAATCATTTTCACAATACATAAGCTCTTTTTCTGCTAAAGGTGTTTTACTATGCCTAATTAAATTATAATCCAAGTTCCCCACTAATTTTTTTACATCTAAATTATATACTTCAGGTATTTTTTCAAGTTTACAATTTGTCATAAATAAAGTACATCTAAAAAGTATATTATAATCTAATAATTTTACTGCCATAGGCTTTCTTGATTTTCTCGCTATTACACTCTCAATTCTAAAAACTTTCTGTAAAAATTGAAATTCAAAAGACAAATTATGTACAAATATTATCTTTTTAGCATCAATTATTTCATCTAAATAACTAATAAACTCTATCAATTCTTCCCATGTTCTACCAAAATATACATCATTATTAATACCTAACATCCATATATACATAGTAGCTTGCTTTATACTTCTCTTTTTTTCATCTTCACTAAATTTTAAATAAGATAATTGATTATATATAACACCATCTAATATTAAGTATGAAGTAGATTCAATATCAAATGTATAAATAGTAGTATCATAATTATTTTCTATTTTATAATTATGATACTTATATTCCTTAAAATACTTCAAATTTATAAACCAAAATAATTACCCCTAACAAATTTATTATACAAATCAATTAAATCATCTTTCATATCTAAATCAGGTATAATTCCTATATAATCGGTTATTGTTTCTAAAAAATAGCCTTCTGTCCATCTATTTGAAATAGCCTCTTGCACCATAGATACAAATTCACTTTCATCAATTCCATATCTCATTAACCACCTAAAATCAGCATTTTGAAAAGTTCTTGCAAATGCATCAATATCATTATCACTTATTTCTCTATCTACATCACCCATCATTTGCTTAAGTCCTAGTCTTGCTGATTCTCTTCTATTTTTGATACCACTAATAGTACTAGTTTTATCTTTTAAAAAATTACTCATAAGTTTATTTAATGATTTTAAATCATCATTACTTAAACTTTTTCTTATTTGTATTCTACCTGTTTTTATATTATATGCTCTTTTTAAATCTTTTCTTGCTGTTATTTGTTCTATTAAATTTTTACTTGAATATTGAAGGCTTCCATATTCTCTTCTAATTCTAGTTAATTTACGGTTAACTCTTTTCATATTCAAATTAAATTCATTTACTAGTTTTCTTCTACCTGTTATATATTTATTTCTTTCTGCTAAACTAATATTTTCAATATTATTTCTTTTAGCTATTTTATTCTTTATTCTTCTCTTCATTTATATTACCTTCTAATTCGTTCATTTTATTTAATATACAATTATATATTGCTATAAAATCAAATATTTCACTATCTCTTTCTTTTTCAATATACTCTCTTAAACTATTCCAGTTGGATTGTAATTGATTATTTCTTTTTAATAATTCTTTAATGTATAATTCATTTTCTGCTTTTATAACTAATTTATTAAATTCTTTTGAATGTTCTTCCAAAAAATCAACTCTTTTTTCTATTTCTTCTTTAGATAAACTAACACTACCTCTAAAACCAATTCCATTATCCATTTCAATTGGTTCTATTTTTATTTCTTTATTCATTCTATTTCACCTACCTAATATTTTTAATAATTCATCAATAAAATTTTCGTTTACATTACAAGCATTATCACCAACATATTTACAAATAATTCCTTCATCATCTTGAAAATGTTTATTTATATACTCAACAGCATCATCATTTTGTTTCTTTACTTCATTATATTTTTCACATAAAATTTTATTACATTCAAAAGTTGTTTCATAGGCTGTTTTATAATCTATTTGATTATTATTTTTTATTTCAATATTTACTTCAATTGGTTCTCCATTTTCATCAAATAAATCATTAATATTATAATATTTATTCATAGCAATCACTCCTTTTTTGTTATTACAATAGTATTATATCACAGATAAATTTTAATTGTTAAAAATTAACTAATAAGGTACAAGAAATTTTTGTATATTAATTGTC